TAGGTCTATCAGAAAATCTAAATTCACTTTATATGGATAGTGTGGTATAGTTTCCGTAAGGTAGTATGTTCCTAGTATTTTCATTTCTTAAATAGATCAACTTTGCCATCTTCTACCTTACCATCCATAATACCTTTAGTGTAGGTACTGCTGATCATTTCATATTTCAGCATCTTATCCTCTACAAAAAGACTAGATGGGAATGTCTGTACTAGGTTATTATGGACTCTCACAATATCTATGATTTCAAGTTGTGCATTCAAGAACTGTCTCCTCTGCACTTCGATCGTAACACTAAGATCCTTGTATAGTTCATTACTGAATTCTGGATTTTGCTCCTTTATCCAATTAAACAGGACCTTATCGTTTTGATCGTACCTTTTGCTCATGATGTGGTTGTAGATCGAATCAAACTGGCTTGCATATTCTTTTGTTACGCCCGCCTTAGATTCTAGCACTTTCCACATATTATCATGTACGCCTTCGATCTTAGATAATTGCATGTCATACTGATTAACTAACCTCGTCTGCTCATTCTTATAGTTTACTTTCATAATGAGCAAGATAATAGTAGTGCAAAATATAGCTGCACCAATACTAATTAAAATTGTTTTTGAAATTCTCATAAATATAATCAATTAAACTGAACTCTGTATTAATTTTCAACTATAAGGGGACTAGGGCGTCATGTGAGAGGATCTGAATACCTTAATAATGTAATCAAAAGAAAAATAAGAGATGAGAAAATTTAAAGTTAGCGAGAGAGTAGAATTTATTGATAAGAATCCAGGAAGTACAGGACTAAGTCACACTAGCATCTATGAGATTATAGGTTTTGGACAGATGAAGGATTCTCAACATAACTGGATCAACGCAGTACTATACAAGGCAGTGGGACATGAAACAGTTTACGTAAGAGCAGAGGAAGACTTCAATATCAAATTTAAACTCGCAGATGGACAAGCCTAGATTCCTTATAGTTGAGCATATTTGTTATCTCAATAAACATTTATAACTTGATTATGTAGTAGTTCGGTCGGGAGACTAGGCTACTACTTTTTTCCGTCTATTTTGTCCTAAATCCCTTATTATTGTATGAGTATTAAAAGATTCCTTAAAAATAACAAGGCAAATATCTTGTTAACTGCGGGTATTGTGTACCTGTATCTAGAGAGTAAGAAGACTATGAAAGAGAATGGTCGTCTTCGTGGAATAATAGAGAACCAGAATGATGAGATCAAAGGTTACAAAAGAGTAACAGAGAGAATGATCTTCAATGCTGGAAAGAATTCACGAACACCGATCTAATAGTCAAGTTATTAACAATTTAAATCAATCAAAGAAAATGGAGAACAAGGAAATTTTGTACAAAGCAGTTGTAGAGACTGTTAAATCGGAAAGCAATGAAAATGTAGCTGACCGTAAGTTAATTTTAGAAGCAGCTGGAAAAGCTTTAAACCAGTTCGGAATGGATAGTTCCGGTAAATATAGACTTGCTGAGTTATTGATCAGTGAGTTAAAGAGTAAAAATCTCTTAGTATCTGAGAAGACTGAGGGAAACACAGAGAAAGAGGTAGGACGTAGAAAACAAGAAGTCTACCTCATTCAGTATGGCAAGGCGCTCGAATATTTAGAGGGTCTTACTAAGAAAACTAGTGGCGAAGTAATATCGCTCACTAATAAAAATAAAAAGATCCGTGATGCTAGAGTAAGTCTAGAGAAAAACGGATATAGCAAGGCGGAGGCAAAGAAAATCTCCACCGTTACAAAGAAGCAGGCCGAGAGGTTAGAACAGCTTCTTAGATTTGTGATTAATAAATGTACAAATCGAACAATCACATTTACACAGTTGAGAGAATTGTGGGGTGTTAGCTATTTGGATGAGAAACAGTTAGAAACTATTAAATCATCCTTAAAGGCGTATGGTGTAAACTTTTTCTACACCATTACAATCGATGGAAGGTCAAAGGTACTAACACTATCTAATGACCCAATCGGAACACTAAAGTCACTTGCTGAGATGGCAAAGGACTTATTTGGTGTAAAGATAGATACCAACATAAAGAAACCGTCTATGAACGATGGTAGAAGATTAATTAAGGTATCAGAGAAAACAGTTGGTAAGGCAGAGTTCATAACTGATCATGTTAAGGAGCTTATGTTTTACATTGGCGGTATTCTTGTACTTGAGAATAGAGCCGTAGACGTTGATGCTATTATATCAATACTTGGTAATAATAGCTATCGAGGACTTAAAGAAACTCGTGAGAGTATCTTTGAGGTAGTAAAAACTTATCCTGAATACTTCGCGAGAAGCATTGGGAATAAGAACTGTATCGGATTTAGTTCTATTAAGAATTCATCCGAGATCTGGGAAGAACTGAAGAATAAGTTCAGCCCAGTTAATGACAAAGTAGAGTTCGCATGGCATATAGGAAGCGGGTTAAGTCTTGAAGAGATTCAGGAGTATTTCCCAGAGTCCTATAAAATAAGACCTGAGGCGAACATTGTGGTAATTAGGCTGACAAAAAGTGTAGAGGATTTACAGAAACTTGCACTACTGTCATTCAAATTCCGCAAAGAGGATTTCGCAATACAGCTAGACAATGTAGAAGAAAAACTAGCCGCAGAGCGAAAGATGTTGGAAACGAGAACAAAAAGGGTATTTAACCCTAGAACTAATAGATGGATTGGTCTGGATGAGTCTGATGCAAGACTTAAGAATGATCGTATTATCTATGAAATAGAAAAGTTATAAACTTTTTGTTGTCGTCCATGACTGTGGCTTACTGGTTCGTGAAGGATCGGTAAGCCCATTTTTTTTTCAATTCCTTACCCTAGATTCCTTAATTATGAATATGATTGAGTTTATAACGGTTAGATCAGATAGGTATAATAGAGAAAGAAGACCTAAATGTAGAAAGAAGTTTGGTAGAAAATTAGTAAGCGATGATATACGTAGGTTACCCATGAGAACTTACTCGATGTGGTACAGAGATAAATATCACTTCAGTTCATACTGTAAGCCTGAGTACGGAGAGACAATTAAGTTCCTGTATTCTAGGATAGGTAAGGACTATAATGATACTTACTCAGAGATTATTAAGAGGCTAGGTAAGAAAACAGTGAAGAACTATGTATTTAGAAGGGACTTACTCGATGTGGTACAGAAAAATGGTGTAGTACAAAGTAGTGTATTCATGTATAGAAGACCATCAAGAAATCACTATGGGTTCTACTTAGATGATCAAGGCCTACTTAGATATAGTATGTATTATACAATCAACAGAAGACCTAGTAATAGAAAAAGATCAGAAACCCTAGAAAATATAGAGGCTTATGATCCAGTTGAGGTATGTAGTGCAAGACCGACCTATAAGCAGCAAAGTTGGATTAGACTGAAAGAAAAATATTATGTTCAGACTTTTATGGATGGACTAATAATACCTGAGAAATTACCAGTCTATGCAATTGGACTGTCTTCTATGTACAGTAATCGAGGAACCTTACCTGGCGCACTTATGATGTTTGAGCCAGTTATGATATCAGGAATCGGTTACTATCATAGCATTTTCAACGTATATAGTGATACAACAATAATATTCTTAGTAAAAACAAAAAATATAGAAAAATGGAGAAAGAAAAAATCTGTAAAGTAGTATTGGGATCAGAGATTGGTAGGTACATTTCTAAGCCTGACCTTCTTGAGCTTCTGGAATTGGATAAAAGTAATTTTGACAAGCTAACAGAACAGGATCTTAATTTCATGATCGCAAATAGAAAATTAAGAAACCCTGAACTTATGGGATTCTTAAGTCTTATGTGTCCGCTAGTAGGGAGAAGTTATTTCTATGGTGCAAACAGTAAGAGGTATGCAGAGTTACTAGATAATTCATCAGTCTTACTTTATGCACTTCTGATGAGTACCTGCACTGCGATAGACATTGTAAATAACGCACCGATAGTATGGGCCATTGTAGTAGTGTTTAACTTAGTAATGTCGGTCTATACAAGATACTGCACAAAAGTAACTAACACTAAATATTTTATGGCCAGTTGTTCGGTGCTAATAGACAACAATGGAAGTGACGCAGTGAAAGATTTTATCAAGAACCAGGAGAGACCATAAAGAGGAACGAAAGAAAAAGTAGTAGAAATTAAATCTACTACTTTATTTTTTTTATTCACCACCGCCTAAGGTCTTCATCATCTCTTCAAACTGCTTCTTCTGTTGATAGTCTGAGATTTCCTGCTGTTTCTTAGATTCTATATCAAGAGGATTAATGCTCCGCTTTGTATTTTCATAGAACCAAGAAATAGTCTGCCTCACTGCCATCTCTGCAATGTCTTTATCCTCCTCATCAATCTCATCACCCCTAAAGAATGCACAGTGATCGGTCATGATAAACTCAAATTCAAAAGGAAGATCGTCTGAATCAAGCTTACAAAGTACTGCATGCTTACCCCCTTCTAATGTTGGTATCTTATCATTACCGTCTAAGAAATAGGTTTTCCACTTGTTATAATCTAGGTAAGGAATTCTGACCTCTAAGTTAAACTCATTCTTATAATCAGGTTCCTTGTCAAGCCCTTTATACTCTACATTGTTTACATTGTTGTCGCCGTAGAATATCCTAAGCTCTGGACAAATCTCTTCTTCCCAGAGTCTATCTAGCGCCTTATAACCTGACCCGCTAAACATGAGAACCAGTCTATCATTACTGTCAACTGCGATAAACTGACCGTCAAATAGAAAACAATTACCTGGCTTTAATTCTGATAAGGCGCCTAAGAAATTCCTATCTTCGAATGTTCTACACTTAACGCCGTTCTCGTCCTGTACCTCCTTATATTCAATCTCTTCACAGTCAGGACCAAAGTACTTATTCCACTCGTCCTTCTCTGTTTCTATGATTGATTTCTCAGGAAACTTACAGATATCCCACTCAATGATGGAATTTAATTTTTCTAGGATGTCTGGTTGATCTAATTTTGCAATCCCCTTATTACATCCACACTTGTACTTATTCTTTAATACTTCAATTACCATTACTTAATCTCTTCAAAAATTACTGGACTAGTTATACCTCCTTGATGTTCTGGTAGTATTAGTTTTCCACCATTCACCATTGCCTGACCTAACGGAGAATCACTTACAAAATACTCACCAAAACTAGACAGGACAGACTTAATTCTCTTTCTAGCCTGCCTCAAGTCCTCAACAAGTTCTTTCTTCTTCTTGGCATTTGTTTCTGCTAACATTGATTCAACTTTGTAGAGAGTTTGATCTATTGGTTTGATCACCTCGTCATACAGGCTTCTCTCTACTAGATTCTTCTCTTGACTCACACCACATGGATACGTAATCTTGTATCTTTTCATAGCTTAATTGGTCTATGCATTCGTTTATACTCTGTTCTCTTGTGACGATCTAAGATTCTGTTAACCATGTCGACGCCAATCTCATCTATCATCTTGTATAGTTTTGATTGTAAGCCTCTGTTCCACAAATCTTTCTCGTCATTATTCATAGATAACCAAGTCTTGAGTACTTCATCGACCTGCTCATATGTACAACCTGGTGCAATCTGGTCAAGGTCACTAGCAGAGGTTCCATTTCCGTCTGTTGGTACTATCTTAAGTGCATCTTCCAGGGCAGCCACAGCATAACCAGTTCTCTTGATTTCTTCATCATCCCTGCCTTCTACTAGGGTCTCACGATATTCAAGGTATTCAGTGAGCAAGTAATCAGTAACCTCATAGATATCTGACTTCCAAAGATTACCTATCGGATTTACATCACCCTCGTCACCATGAATCGTCCAGAACCCAGTATTGTGCTCAGTCATGTTATCTGTATCAACTACAATTCCGCCAGTTTCTCCGGCCTTACAGTACAAGAAAATCATACGAAGTCTTGCCTTAATATTACCTAATGCAATGGCCGAAAGATTGGCGGGATCATCAGTTGAGCTAGTTCCAATTGATACAAAGTTACTAGACTGAAGATACCAATTCTCAATGTTTACCTCCTTAAATTCATTACAAAACGCTAGTCCCGCATTTAACGCAGAACTAACCTCACCCTCTGCATTAGTCTTACACATCAAAGAGTAACCAAGCAACTTAACACCTGTCCTCTTAGCAACTTCATAACATAATGCAGCGCTTAATGTACTATCAATACCACCACTCACACCAAGTACCATAGTTTTGATCTTGTTCTTCTCAAGGTAGTCTGATAGTTTCTCAATAATGTTCTTCTTAATACTTACTGAATAATCTCTAGTTCTATTCATATAAATAATTTTTTTGTTGTTACACTAATAAGGAAACTAAGGCAAAATAAAAAGGTAGTACTACATTATCTTAACATATTTTTCTATTAACTTAGATACTCTACTATCATCTAGGTCTATATCTTTTGCACTAACCTGGAATGTATTTAATCTCTCGTATTCTGATTGTACGACACTGCTTCTAATCTCGAGACGATTTATTCCTGGTTTTGATCCATTCTTTAATTGCTCTTCTATTATATTTAAAATAGTGGCACTGTCTATGAATTTACTAGTTAACCTTATAAAACTCAATATACAAGATCTAGGGGTGCGCAGGTCAACGTCTCCCTTATACAACTTTCCAGAACCTCTTACGATTAAATTCCTACTGAACTCCACAGGTACCATAATTCTAGCAAATATATAGTCACTAAATCTATTTTTATAGTAAACAACTTTTGCTTTCATATTCTATTCATTCTACACTATTAAGGAAATTAAGACAAAATAAAAAGAGTAGTACTAACCACTACTCTCTCTAATATTTCTTTCTATTAAGTCATCTAAAAAACCCTTATCTAGTTCTATAATATCTCTACCTACTTCTACAATTCCACCCAGAAGGTCAGCTCTATGTGAATCTTGTACGTCTAAAAAGCAGTCCGTATAATCTGTTCCATTAGTTAATATTATCTTGAGTATAGAAATAATTGACCTACTACTAAGGTACTTATCAGTCCTAATACTAATAATTAAGTTGTGGTTCAAATACTTACTTGCTTTTAATGCTCTATAGATTCTACCGTTCAATGAGGCAGATAATGTATATTTTGTTTTCTTGATGGGTATGTAGAATCTGGCCCATATTTCTGAACCGTATAATCTTCTATAATACTTAATACTGGTTTTCATAAGTTTTCCCTAATTAATTGTGATAGGTCAGGTGTAGCTAGGACTTCAAAATTTCCATCATCCTTAAGCCATACAAGTCTTCTAGCGATAACCTTAAGTCCTATGTCTTCTAGTGGGATTTGATATGTACTGAACTGAGCATAATATTCACTAAGCGGCTCAGACAAGAAATCACTAAACGGACTTTTCATCTTCTTACCTGTCGATCTTGCAAATTTATTTCTAATATCAGCATTTGTCTTATAATCAGCTATCACAAGACCACTATTCTCAGGGTTAACAGTATCTTTATAGTATAATAAGATATCTGCTGTTCCCGCTAGTTGTGTCTTGAGATGTGTACTAGGATCTGGATTGCTATTTGTGTATAACATCGCCTCTGCATAAACAAAGTGAAGACAAGGTGGAAGACTAGACCAATAATTGATAACTGCCTCCTCTTTACCCCTTGTTGGAATAAGCCAGTTTTTTTCCTCCACATACTTACACTTACAAGACTCAGTTATTCTCTCAGGGTGACCATTTATTAAGTAAGAATAAGACTCCCCAAATTCATGCACTAGTGAGCCAGTAATTGTTGACATCTTATTTTTCCACAACCACTTATCCTTCCAATATTCAGGAGTTTCACCATTTTTCTTAGCATAATTAATAGCTGTTTGTTCTGTATCAAAAGGAGCCATATACTTACCCAACATAGTAGTAACAGAGGTCAACTGCTTACCATGAAGTGAATAAATATGTGGCTCTTCAAAAAATAGTAGGTCCTTGAATGATCTAAGTATGTGAGCCCTAATCTGTGTTACCTCTTGCGGTTCATTTTCCACCACGAACATTTTTGGTATGTCTGAGTAATCTTCCATGTTTTTTACGTTAATTATCTGTTTTCTATTAATAAGGTTCCATGTCTACCCTACCTACGAAAATGTCAACTTGGCAGGGTGGGGTGACAAAAAGGCAGAGAAATTATTTTGGTATTTCATTTGTATTATTAGCAGTACAAGTTTAACAAAAAATAAAGAAAAATATGATGGATAGATTTATAAAGAACTACGTTGATACAGCGATGTCACTTTTTGACGATACAAGCAAAAGAGTAGTTAGTAAGGTTGAGAATACAGAGTCTGGTGCAAAGATTATTCTAGTAGTGCCAGGACTAGATAAAGATGACCTGAAGATTACAACAGAAGATGAAAAACTGGTAGTAAGTGGTGTGAATAAAGAAAACAGTGAAACTAAGGTACTACCAGATTTCAAAGAGTCATTCTATGTAGGCAGGGAGATTGACATGAATAATATTAGTGCAAGCCTGAAGAATGGTGTACTCTTGATCAACTTGCAAAAGAAAAAGGGACTCGCAGGAAAACAGATTACAATTGACTAAAAAAGAAGGAGAGATTGGTATTATAACTTACCTTTCTCTCTTTTTTTATTAACCTGCAAAAAAAAACGACTGGATGTTGAGAAGCTTTCTTCGGTCATTTTTTGACATGAACAACCTCAATCCCAACATCCTATCTCTACCAGTATTACAGCCAATAACGGGTATAGATATATCCTCTTGGCCTCCCGCCTGACTCGCAATACATAGCTCACCTGTTTCGCTCTAGGGTATCTCAATTTTAGACTAGTGACTATAAAACTGAGCAAAATTCATCAGCATGGTTACCTCTTTCCTTACCCCTCTGTCTGTCGGGTCTTACTCCAGGACTTACATACTCCATTTTCTATCATATCTAAGGAATTGATGGTTTTTCAAATGTAGTTTTTTTTATTGCGCTACTACATTGACTTGATATACGTCTGAAATTATTTTCTGAATTCTTTGAAACCTTTCAAAATCCCCTACCTTTCGCTTATCTATTTTATAGATATCACCAGGTCTTTTCTTATCCCCTAGAATAACTGCTTCTATTTCGTCAAGGATATTCATAATATCTCTATTGATTGAACAAAATGCATCATATGCAGCGTTCCTATAATCAAGAATAGGGCCCCTTTTGACTACTTTATTACTGAGTGCGTTATTAAATTGTCCAAGATGGTATCTCATGTTTTCAGGACTTGAACCAAAATCAGGAAATCTCAATATCTCAAATCCCCACTCATCTTTAATATACTCATCTCTCGCTTTATCATAATTTTGATCATGTAGGTCAGAATCTATTTCTACGATAAGGTTGTACTCAGGAAAAACAAAATCGGCCAAAAAGTAGCTTCTCATAATAGAGTCAAAGTCTGTTACTTTGTTACGACCACATAAGTTCTTCCACTTCATAATCTTACCCTTTTCTATAATCAAAGGAACTTCCTTTTGATAAAGAACCTTGTTATAGCAGCAGTTAAGAATAGTTTCAAAATACCTGGACCACGTACTCTCATTTTCAATAAGACCCTTTTCCCAGTTCTCTCTTAAATTCACAAGGGACCCTTTAGAACCTACAATAGACTTAGGTACTATGTAGGGCCCAACTCTAAAGCAGTAATCACTACTACTTAATAAAAAATTCTTTAATATCTCACTGTTCATACTTATAAGGGATCTAGAGGACAAAAAAAAATAAAACGACAGGAAGCTAGTAATGTCTCCGTTTCACCCCAGTCTTATTGTCATTGCTGGCGACTACACTACTATCCTTTCGACTTCCTATCTCTACCAGTACCGTAATCCCAAAAGAAATCCAGTGCACTCTAGATTCTCCGGGCCTCCTGTCGTACACAGCTAACCTATCTCGCTGCAAGGGTATTCTAGTGTTAGTTAATAAGCGGTCTCTCAAAACTAGACTAAACCAAGACCAACATAATAAATGAAAGCCCTCTATCATCTTTCCAGATAGATTGTCACTTAAATTACTATGCACCTTCATTATTAAGGATTTGAAGGTATTACAGAAACAAAAAAAATAAAACGACAGAGAGTGGAATTACGTTTAGAATTCTCTCCTTGCGACTCTCTATCTCTACCACACCGGAACTATAACTTAGATGCGACCCATCCACGGAAATAGCCCTAAGTGTTTAGCTCACCTATCTCGCTACCAGGGTGGATTGTTTTAGATTAAATTAGACTTATAAAAACAACCAAAATTAGTCAACACGATTACCTCTTTCCCTTACCGGCTCTATGGTAAGACCTCTACTCCAGGAATTTCGTGCTCCCTTCTTTCTATAGGAGCAATGCCTCACTCCTATATCGACTGAAGATGTAAACATCTTCTATCTCTACCTGTACGTACTTAGCTAACCTTTATCGCTACGTGGGGGTAGTCTAGAATATTATCGAGATCGGTCCTTACTCGAAGGCTTACAAATACTAGACGAAACTCAGCCTTATGACAAGATCCCTATAGTCGATACTTGCCACATCTCACTAATAAGGAATTGAAGGTATTACAGAAACAAAAAA